CCAATAATTTAACATTTACTAAATATATTACAAGGATGATCCAATCAACTAATAATAAATATAAAAATAATGAATTCTATAATAATAAAAGAAATATAATAATTAAATCTGACTCAAACGAGTGTATGGATTTTTGTATTAAATCAAATAAAAAAAAAGAAGATTTAATTAGTGGATATAATCAAACAGTTAAACATATAAATAAATATAATATTAAATAAACAAACATATAACATATGGCCCATCACCCGAACAACTGATATCATGTAAGTATAAGTCTCCCTTTTTAATATTGGGGTCACCTTCTTTTAAAAATTCATTACAATTAAATATATTATTTTTGATTGTATATTTTATACTATCATCATTTAAAATATGTCTAATATCTGTAGACATACTTTCTATATCTAAAATTGTTTTATCTTCTTCTTCTTCTTCTTCTTCTTCTTCTTCTTCTTCTTCTTCTTCTTCTTCTTCTTCTTCTTCTTCTTCTTCTTCTTCTTCTTCTTCTTCTTCTTCTTCTTCTTCTTCTTTAACTTTAACTTTTGATTTTTTATATTCTAAAAAATCAAGGTAATCTTGATCTTGTTCTAATAATGGTTCATTGATTGTTTCAATATTTCTTGTTTTAACTTTAATATTTCTTTGTTTTTGTAATTCTTCTTGTTTTTGTAATTCTTCTTGTTTTTGTAATTCTTCTTGTCTATTGATATATAACATTTGTTCATATTGTTCATATTGTTGTCTACGAATATTATCAATAGATTGTCCATTCCTTGGTTGATAATTATTATATCTTCCTCTAAACATTTTATAACTTGAATAATATAAATTATTATTCTATTAAACTTAAACGATATTTTTCAATAACTTTATAATAATCTGATTTATTACTAACATATGGAATTAATACTTGAGTAGATTTACAGTTGGATAAATAAAAAATATCAAATAATTGATATTTAGTTAATATTGATTCATTAACTGCCAATGAAGATATAGAATTAATTTTTTTATCATAATTAATAATTTTTTGTAAATTTAATTTATTTATATTATTAATAATTTCATTATTTGAATGAACTTTAATATCAAAATTATATTTACCATTAATATTAGAAACATATAATCCATTATTTAAAATTTCTTCTCTTAATTTTTTCTTTGCTTCATTAAAATTTTTAATTTTTTTTTTATTTTCTTCTCTTAATAATAATCTTTCAAGGTTATCTTTATTTTTATTATTTTTATTATTTCTATATTTAGAATATCTATTACATAGTCTAGATTGTTCATTTCTATAATAATCTTCAATATGCATTAAATTAGAATATACATATTCTATATTATCAAATTGAACTCTTATTAAAGATCTCGGACCTTTAACATTTTTTTCAAGAACAATACCAACTTCACCTGTTTTATTTTTAATTACTCTCGTCCCTGGTTTAAAGTATTTATGTGATACATTTCTATATTGAATACCATTAGTGAAATATACACCCGTATTTTGTTTTTTTCCATTTTTACTACTAGGCATTTTTAAATTAAATTATAAATATATATTGAAATTTAACTTTATATATTATAAGAGAAAAAAGAGATATAAATATAATTGCTTAGTATTTTATTATATAGTAGAATCACATTGAGATTTAATAATTTCAAGAATATATTTGATATCAACAATAACATTAATTAAAAATTCGGTAATATATGTAACTTTTTGAATTTCTGTATAATCTGTTGGTAGAATCATAACATTAAATATAATATTATCAATTAATGGATGTGGTTTTTTATATCCACATAATTGAATAAAAGTTTCATTATTTATAAATTTATTCACGGCATGACTTTGAATAATAGACCCAACAGTATCATCTTCATTATCAATTGATACTTGGTATGTTTGATCATTTTTAAATCTATTAATATTATATTTCCCACTACTAATATCACTTTGTTTTAACATCATTTTTAAGTTATTTTCCATATTAATAAATCTATTATTTAAAATATCAATAGATTGGATTAAAACTTCTTTAGGTGAAAAGTGATGATTGGAAACAATTTCAAAATTATACCAATATGGTTCTTCATTATTATCTTTATGAAAATATCTTTCACTTTCAGATAAATACAAACTTTTACCAAATGAATCGGCCTCTTTTTTTTTGGTAATTTTATTAATTTGTAATTTATCTTTTAATACTTTTTGGAATATATCATTATCTTTTTTAAATGAATAAACAACAGTAGATAAATTATTAAAACGGGCATTCTCTTTAGATGTACTAATAGTTGGAGATGCATATAGTTTTATCTTTTCATTATCAAAATCAGAATTAGTTAATTTTAATTCTGTAATCAAGAAATAATTATCTTTACCATTGAAATTGAATGGTTTAAAAATTTGTTTTTTAAGTTTATCGGGTAATTTCTTATCCATATTATAATATTCTTTACTAATATTATTCATTTTCAGTAATATGTTTTCTTCATCAGGAATATCTCCCATTAGTGATTGTTTTTCAATTGTATCGGTAGTTGTTTTATTTAATCCATATATATTAAACATATCTGCTGTAATATTAATAATTGGTGTATCAAAACCATCAATATTTAATTCAAATAAGTATGATTTATGGAATTCATTCGGGTCAATATATAGTGGAATTAACCCAATACGACTTTTCAAAAATTCATTATGAAGTGCTCCCGTATTTTCTTCAATTATAATATCATTATCATTAAATGCTATCGTCTTAATACTAGTCAATAATGTTCTTCTAATTCCATTCACAATTGATTTATTAAAACCATATTCTTTATTTCCATTTATTTCAAATAATAAACTTTTTTCATTTGGATTCTTGATTTTAGTAATATCTACTGTAAATTTTTGGTGGGTTAAATCAGACATTTATTATTATTATTATTATTATTATTATTTATATAAATATTTTTAAATAATATCAAATTATGTTTAAATATATAAAAATATATATATTTATAATCATTAATGAGTAAAACTATATATATAAGTAGAAGATGCGAACATTGTCATGAATTATTAATAACTCTTCATAAAAATAAAGATATATTTAAATTCCCAGTCGTTGATATAGATACAAAATCATATCCTAATACAGTAAGCAGTGTTCCATGTATGGTAATGGGTAATAGAGTATTACCAGGAAAAGAATTATTTAAATATTTAGATCTATTAATAAATGAAAAAGCAGAACCAAAAACAAATTTACCTGGAGAGCCAACACAAAAAATGAATTCAAATAATGAACAATTAACAAATGGCGATTTAGATGGTGGTCCATTAGAAAATATGGAAGGTCCGGGTGGATATTGTTTTGGTGGGATATGCGATTTAAGTTTTGCTTCATTAGATGAAGGTGTATCAATAAATCAAGATAATTATGAATATTTAGATAATTCACAAAATGAAACAGGTCCAAATAATAAACTACAAAATGATACAAGAAAAGAGAAAAGTGCTCAAATGGATACTGATTATGAAAGAATGATGGAATCTAGAAAACTCCAACAACCCGAATTAAGACCGCGGTAAATAATTTAAATAAAAAGTATTATTAATAATATATATTGATGGATTTAAATGAGCAAACACTATTACTTTTTAAAAATATGATAAATGATATTGTAGACATTTTACCTGAAGGTGAAACACAATTAGTTATACTAGAGAAATACTCAGATATATTAAAATTAGAAGAATTGAAATTAGAAGATAATTCATTAATATCTGAATTTTTACAGAGATTAAACAAAATATCTACAAAAATTACAAATAAAGATGAATCTATATTTGATGAAAATATAATTCAATATATACCAATTAAAACAATATGGTCTGATTATATGGAAGATGTTGATAAAAATAAAATATGGAAATTCCTTCAGACATTTTGTATTATTAATATTAATTTAAATTCAAGTAATGAATTAAAACAATTATTAAGTGGAGAATCAACCGAAATAAAAAAAGAGAATAAAAAAGACATAAAAGATTTAAAAAAAATAAAAAAACTCAAAAGCAGTATAAATGATATAAATAAAGAAGAAGAAAATCGTGAAAAAGAAAATAATATGGAGGGATTAGAGGGATTAGAAGGATTAGAAGGAGTATTTGAAAATACGGGTATTGGTAAATTAGCTAAAAATATTGCTGAAAATATGGATTTTGAAGCAATGATGGGAGATATGGGTATTAGTAAAGATGCGGGAGGTGAAGAACCAGATATTGCCAAAATGATGCAAAATATGATGAACCCTAGTAATTTTATGAATTTATTTCAAAATATTAATGAACAAGTAAGGGGTCAAATCGATAGTGGTAGTATATCAGAAGAGACATTAAGTGGTGAAGCGGAATCATTATATGGTAATTTTGCAAATAATCCAATGTTTAAAAATATGATGGATAATCCAGAATTACAAAAAATGCAACAACAAATGCAACAAAATAAAGGATCTTCTGAAACTCCAGTCAAAAATGAAACACAAGAAAGACTCAGAAAAAAATTAGCAAAGAAGAAAGAAAATAGTAATTAAAAATAGTAATTAATATATTATATATAATATTATGGAAGTCCCCTTTTGGTATAATGACCCTTTAATATTGATAAATTATAATTCATTATTTGAAATATTACCATTAAAAAAATATAGTTATAATAGAAAATTAAATGCAATTATGAGATTTACGATAGTTTATGCTATTATTGTTTTTATAATAAATAATAATAATAGTATTTTTTGTTTACCATTTATAACGATTTTACTAACAGTTTATTTATATAAATATCCAATGAATACTAATAGTAAAAAAAAAAAAGCTGATACAACATTAGAAAGTTTTGTTAATAATAATAAAGCTAAATCAAATTCAATTAATTTATCAGAAAGAAATTTAAATGATATAGTAGATTCAGATATATTTATAGATTGTAATAATATAGATACAACAATCTATAGAGAACCGACGATAGATAATCCAATGATGAATTTAAATTTATTAACTGGAACCCCAAATGGTATTAGGGAGACTGATAAATTACAAGCAATTCCAACATTCGATAATGTATGTATAGCAGATATTGTAGATGAAAAATTAAATTTTGGATTATATAAAGATCCGAATGATATATGGGGGACAAGAAATTCAAATAGACAATTTTATACTATGCCCAATACTACAGTAAATAATCACGAGGTAGAATTAGGTAAATGGTTGTATGGAACACCTCCAACTTGTAAAGAAGGAAATGGACTCCAATGTGCTTCAAATATACCGAGTTTAATTCAATTAGGTCATGTTGGGGAGTGGCTCAAGAGTGGTGGAATATAAGATATTAAATTATAAATAAAATATTATATTAAATATAATATGTCTGAACAAATTGATAAATTACCCAATGTAAATATTACAACTAGTGGTGTATTTCAAGAAACGAGTAATCCGAGATTATTTAATTTAACAAGTATTGGAAATGACCCGTATTATAGAGAATTAAATACAATTCAATCACTGAAAACAGGTGTATATGATTTAGCTAATTTTATGCCAGATGATTGTGGTCAAACAAAAGCCAGGGATATTCAAGTCAGTCAACCAGCAATTAGTTTTAATGCTGGACATACTGGTGGTAAAAATGGTTGTTTAATGGATATAGATAATCAATTAAGGACCAATACATTAACAAATAAAAATTATATTAATCAAATATTTACAAGATTAACTTCAACCACCCCATATGTGCGCGGTATATATGATGTTGAAGCAGAATCAAAATTACAACCCGGTGAAAAAACAGATGTTCATAAATCATGTGATCCTTTATCAGGTGTATCATTATTATCTCATTATTATACACCAATGATTAGTAGATTAAAAGAAAATATTCAAAATCCCGATTATCTAATACCTGAAAATTCAGATATTAATTGGGTTAGAGGTGGTCAATCAACTAGACAAATGATGAGAAATATGGATGATAATATCAATAATTAAAATAATAATATATATTATAGTATATTATGGAAGAATATGCAGATGTTGATTTTAGTGTTAATAATAATAAAGTAGATGAAATTAAAAATAATATAATATATCAAGAAATAGAACAAAGAGATATATCTGATGATATTTACAATTATAATTTTGATACAAATAAAAATGTATCCGATAATAATGTTTTTCCAGTTGATCCCAATATTAGAACTCAAAAATTAGGTAATGAAGTTCCACCATCATTAATAGATTATAATTCTAAAATTTTAAATATGGATAGAATATTAAATAAAGATATATATATTAATTCAATTGATCCTAAATCAAATCAATTAAAATTTAATGATGGATTTATTAATCAAGAATCAACAAGACTAAATAACCCAACACTTGATATTAGAGGTGTTGGTCCAAATAGATTTTATAAATTATTAAGAAATCCACAAGAAAATGTAATTCAACCATTTTCAAGGATAGGTGTAGACACAGTTCAGTATACTCTTGATAGTTTTAAAAATTAAGTTATATCAAATTATATCTTTAAAAACAATAATAATAACAAATGTTAATAATATAATAAATAATTATATTATTAATATATATATAAATATAAAATGGAAGCATTAATATTACTCGGATTAATTGGTTTAGGTTATAGTGCGAATGATGATAATAATAATGTTAAACGGAAAATTGAACCATATAAAAATATTCAAAAGAAAAATGAAGAAGATGAGTTTTTAGAAGGTGAGATGATTCATAATTTTATTAATAGTACAAGTGATGTAACTACATATGTTGATTCTGAACAATGTGCTGATCCCGATGGATTAATATTTAGTGATCAATTAGATGCTTATGTTAATTCTAATGATTTCTTAACAGATGATAGAGGTATAGCTCCTCAACCATATTTTAAAGGAACTCAAGCACCATTAATTAATTTAGCTAATAATGATAGATTCCTTGAAACACAGGGTGGCTACACGGCTGTTAATAAACAACCAAAAGTAGAAACTTCTTTATTTTTTAATCCAGAACCCCAAAATATATATGGTGAACAATTTGATGGTGCTGTTGCCGAACAAAATAGATATATAACAAGCGATATTAAAACTAATGAATTACCATTTGAACAACAACAAATTGTTCCAATATTAGAAAAAAGTTTATTAAATCGTGAAATATCTGCCATATCAGCAAAAGCGCGGAGTATTGATGCTTTAAGAACATTAAATAATCCAAAGGTTTCATATGAAGGTAGAGTTTTACCTGGTGGTGGTATAAGTAGAAGAGGCGAAGAAGGTAGAGTTTTTAAAAATTTAATAGATACAACTGTTGAAACTGGACCCGAAAGAAATTTAATAAGTGTTACAGCTGTTCAAGCTGCTACTTTAAGACCAGAAGAAATACTACCAAATACAAATAGACAATTTTTAAATAAACCTTTAATGGGATCTGCTGCTCCACAAAATGGGGTTGGTGGTCAATCCCAAAGACCTGAAGTATTTAGGGGTATGAGACAACAATTAACAAATGATACTAAAAGAAATATGGGTAGTCATATTTCTGGTAATATAAATTATGATGATTTGGGTTATGAATTAAATTCCAATGAACGAGATGTTACAAGTGAAAGAACACATCAATCTAATGTTGGGACAACTGTTCAAGCAGAAATGGTTGGAATACAAGATGATATAAAACATTCAATTAAAGAAACAACAATAGATAATCCTAATAAACAAGGATATGTATCTACTTCAACAAATAAACCCGAAACTCATCTATTAGATAATGTTAGACATTCAATTAAAGAAACAACAATAGATAATCCCAATAAACAAGGTTATGTATCTACTTCAACAAATAAACCTGAAACACATCTATTAGATAATGTTAGACCTAGTTTAAAAGAAACTGTTGATTTTAGTTGGTCTGGTCCCGCTTCATCCAATATTAACGAAAATGTAAGTAGAGAGTCTAGTTTAACTAGTAGAACAAATCCAACAAAAGAATTGTTATCCAAGGGGAGATCATTTGGACCACAAGGTCAAAAAGTATTAAATCATAATGTTAATGTTGATATAGTTAAAAGAGAATCTGATTATATTCAAAAACAAAGTACAGATGTTGATAAAGTTTATCAAAGATTAAATCCATATAATAAACAAGAATTTACCAAAAATAAAATATATAATGATGATTCTGATATTCTATTAGAACAAATTAATCCTGATATCCTTGATCCATTTAGAAATAATCCATATACTAAACCTTTAATTGCATCTACATGAGATTAAAATCTATAATTAATTTAATTTTTAATATATAATGTCTGAAAATGAAAATACCGAATATGTTGAAGATGGTGTAAGTGTCAATTTTACTAAATTTGTTTTTGGAAAAGAACCTAAAGAAAAAAATAGTATTAAATTAGAACTTCAACCAGCTTCACAGGGTGTTAATTTTAATCTACACGTATTTCAACAATTACTTCAAATATTTTCTGATGGTTTTAAATTTTTATATGGTTCTGGTGGTCAAGTTGATCCAAATGAACTAACTGAAGATAACTTGAAGAAAGTAAAAAAATATTTTAATTCTTTTGGATTTAAATGTATTGTAAATGTTTATTCGCAAAATAACTTTGTTAAAAAACCAGATGTATTTAGAAATCAATTATTAATAAATGATAACACAATATTAAATGATTTTTATTATCAAATTCATTCTGAAACAAAATCAGGTATACCAACAATATATAGAGTATCATTTAAAAAATTAGAATAAATATAAATATATATATATATAATGAGTTTTAGAGTTCAAGGTCCGAATAGAGTAAACATTGGTCCATTAAATATATTAAGTCATAGAAATAATGAATATACAGGTGTTTTTAATAAATTGTCTAAGGTTGCTTTAGGTTTTATTATATTTAGTGCTATTTGGTATGTATATTTATTCAATTTCATTGATGATGATAATAATAATGATAACTTGCCTTTTTATAAAGATAAAATATATGCTTTGTTTTTATTTATATTTTCTATAATTATATATGGTATTTTTTCAAAATTTAATTAATTTAATTATATATAGATAATATATATAAATGGATAATACTAGAAATATTAGACAATTTCATCTTTGTAATTATTTAAATCCCATGAAAGATAATGCATATTCAATGTTAAATAGATGTATAAATGATATAGATTATAATTGTCCCGATAATTGTAATATTAATTTATTATCGTTAGAGAATGATTCAATTGATGCTTTTGATAATGATTTTAATGATAATAGAAATATAGAAATATTAAATAATATTAATATGAATAATTTAAAAAATAATAATGATATTGTTAATAATTTAGAAGGTTTTGTTGTAAATTTAAATACAGGGATGGAACCAACACCAACTGAAAATGATTTTGTAATTAATAATGATGTTGAACAAGAATTTAAATTTTTTAGAAATAATCAAGGGTATTTATATGATGTAAATGATTCTAATTATGTTAAAATAATTAATAATGGGATATTAGATATTAAAACAGATAAACCTGAACCATATGGTGATATATGTTATCCTTATAATTATGCAGGAATTAATAATAATGGTAATATAATGTGTGATACTGACTATGGTGTGAGAACTGAATTATTCAATATTAAACAACAAATCTCCCCTAATTTTATACCTCCTTCTTTAAGATAAACAATTTTATTTTATTTAAAAAATAAATTAAGAATATATATATTACAAAAAAAAATATATAAATGAAAGCAGTAATTAAACGAATTATTAATATTGATATAAAAAGATTAAATGAAAATCCATTAGAATCTCAAGGTATATATATAATATTTGATGAATTCAATATACTAAATGCAAAAGCATTAATTATTGGACCAAAAGATACATTATATGAAAATGCTTTTTTATTCTTTGAAATTACATTTCCAAATAATTATCCTTATTCTCCCCCAAATTTTAAATATATAGCTCAAAATAATGTTAGAATTCATCCTAATATATATGTAAATGGTAAAGTATGTCTATCTATATTAGGAACTTGGGCTGGACCTTCTTGGACGTGTGCTATGGATATAACAAATGTATTAGTAACAATTCAATCTTTACTTGATAATAACCCATTATTACATGAACCCGGATTTGAAAATATACTTACTGGAAATGAAAAAAATATTAAATTAAATAATGATTATAACGAATTAATCAAATATAATTCAATTAATTCATTGATTATTGATCAATTATTAAAATTACCAGATTCATTGAATAATTTTAGACTAATACTTCAAGAAAACTTTTCTAAAAATAAAACAGATGTATATAATAAATTTAAAGATCGGGACCAAATATTTGATATTAAATTAAAAATATATAATATAAATCATTCAATCAATTATACATTATTAAATCAAAAGTATTTAAAAATTTAATAATTTAATAATTAAAAATTTGATAATTAAATATGATAAAAAAATATAATTAAAAACAATATTATAATATATTAATATAAAATGAACAAAAATATTTGCGATAATTGTGATAATTTTATGTGGACTTATGCTAATCCAGAAACACATGAAATTTATAATGCGTGTAAAGTGTGTGGTTATAAAGAAGAACAGAAAGATAAAAAATATATTTACAAAACAGAGTATGAATTAGATTTAAGTAAAGTATTAAATACAAATCAACATTTGGGTAGTGATATTACATTACCAACAATTTATGATAATCCAAATATTAAATGTATAAATACAGAGTGTAAATCAATTGTAGAAGGATTACCTTGTAATATATCATATATTAAATATAATAAAGATGAAATGTTATATATGTATTCTTGTAATCATTGTGGTCAAAAATGGAGAAATAATTAATAATTTGTTTTAAATAATTTGAAATTAATTAAAACAATATTATATAATATATATATTAAATAAAATGAGCGATGAAGAAACAATTATATACGAAAACGTTGAATTAAATAGTGATACATTAATTGGAGATGAAGATAGTAATTATTTTTATGAAAAATATGATGTAAAGAATAATCAATCATCTAAGACATTGTCTAAATATGAAAAAACTAAAGTAATCTTTGAAAGGATGCAATTAATTAATGGTGGAGCAGATGTATTTATTGATAACCCAGAAAAATATGATTCAATTTATGATATTGTAATTGAAGAACTAAGATTAAAAAAAATACCATTTATAATTAAAAGAAATATTGGAAATAGTTTTGAATATTGGAAATTGGAGGATTTATTTATAATATAATATAAGAATATATCCCTGTAAATAAAATATAAGTTATATTATAAAAAAAAATGTTTTCAAATATGAGTAAAAAGCAGAATTTAATTGGAATTGTTGTTGTTGTTGTTGTTGTTTTATTTTTTGTTTTATGGTTATGCGGAAATACCGAAGGATTTGAAGCATCTAATGAAAATATAAATAACAATGTAAGAAATGTAAGAAATAACAATGTAAATAACAATGTAAGAAATGTAAGAAATAACAATGTAAATAACAATGTAAATAACAATGTAAATAACAATGTAAGAAATAACAATGTAAGAAATAACAATGTAAGAAATAACAATGTAAATGTAAGAAATAACAATAGAAATAACAATAATGTTCCATCTGGAATGCATAGAATGCCAGATGGTAGTTTAATGGAAGGAGATGTACATCCATCAAAGAACAATGTTAATAGAAATAACAACATAGCCAATAATTCCCGAAATGTAAATATTGGTGGTGATTTAGCACCAATATCTAATGGTAATAATAATTTAACTGGAACGCATGGTAATATTGTCGGTATTTCTTCACCGGTTGGTTCTCCATTAGATATATCAATATCTACTGAACCAAATCAAATGCAAGTAAATTCTCTAATTACTTCATTAGCCGAACTTCAATCTACATCTAATAATGCTGTTCAACTGGCTCCAGTAAATTCTAATAATAATGATATGTATTCTTTAGAGAATAATTTAAATGTAAATGTAATCTCTAATAATTCAGATAATATTAATAGTATGAATGCCGCAAATATAGCAGTTCCAACTAATAATAATGGAACATTTGATACAGGTATGGTAGATCAGGCATCTCCTGTTAATAGAAATAATAACATCATCAGTAATAATGGAAGAAATAATGGAAAAAATAATGGAAGAAACAATGGAAGAAATAATGGAAATAATGGAAAAAACAATGGAAATAATGGAAGAAATGGAAACAATGGGAAAAAACATCGTGTAACACTTGTTCATGCTGAATGGTGTGGATATTGTAAAAAAGCGAAACCTGAATGGGATAAATTGGTATCAGAGAATAAATTTAATAATGTTGAACTACGTGATATTAAAGATACTGATAAAGAAGAAATTGGAAAATATAAAGGTAAAGTAAAAGGATTCCCTACATTTGTTGTTGAAGATGTTAGTGGGAGTGAACCAGTATATGTATCACAATTTAATGCCATCGAAAAAAGTAAAATGGAAAAAGAAATTAATAATGCTACTAAATAGTTACATATTTTTAACAACACTATATCTATCTTTATTTCTTCTCCCCCCTGCTGCTGCTGCTAATGTTTCTTGGGTAGAATCTTTAGAATTTTCTCTATAATTTTTTTCAGAAAATTCCCAGGTGGCGGGTGCTCCAATTTTAAAATCCGGATGAGAATCTGCTTTATACCAAAACACTTGATCTACTAATTGATTACTTTTGGCATTATTATTAATAACTAAACATTCATAATTTTCCGTACATTGATCCATAACCTGGCAAAACATCTCGAATGTTGGAAACATACCAGCATAATGTTCATATAATCTTTTTCTATTTGATACATAATTTTCTCTAAGAATAAATATATAATCTATATTTGTTCTTAAATTTGGTGGAATACCCAAAGCAAACTGCATAGTTATAATAAATAATATTTTATAATGACGACCATTCATAAATAATGACCTAACATCTTTATGTTTAACCCAACTATTATCATATAAACAATCATCTAATATTAAAAATGCTCTCGGATCTA